ACTTGACACAAATGACCATTCTCAGTATGTAAGGTAACTGTTCTACCATCTACGTTTACATAGATTCTAATTGCTAATCTATCTGTTAAAGCTAAGGCACTTGTCGGAACAGGAATAGCAAAATAGTAAGGGTTAATTACAGTTCCTTGAGTAATGTACTCTGGAACGCCAACACTACTACCTATTAAGGTAAAAGTAGTGCCATCGTACTTATAAAGTTCTGCATAGAAAAAAGGGTTACCTGTATTGTTGTTTACACTAAAATAGAACTCACAATTAAAGTTACCTCCAGGTATTGATATCACATCAGGATCATTAGCATCAGTTAAGTAACTTGCCACATATCCTGTTGTTGAAATAGCAATATCAGTACCAGCACCTATGATTGGTTCTTTACTTAACTCTCTATAAGCCACACCCCCTATTGTACCTTGTGAAACACTTGAATTAAGATAGTAAGAAACAGAACTACCTCCACCACTTGAAGTAGGGAAATCTGCTAATGTACCATCACCCCTTACATATTGTGAAGCAGCACCGTTTAAAGCAGTTATTACACCACTATTAGCCACTACTGTGTTAATATAGTTCTAACCTCTAAACCACCTCTTGTAACTGAAAGACAACTTGTACCAATCTGAGTAGAGAATGTGATTGTAGTTTCACCACCAAATGCAGTATATTGTTGCATAGTTACGTTTCCACTTTCTATTACTACTCCAGTAGGTGTAACTTGTGTACCTGATATTGTATAAGGTCCAGAGCCTTGTAATGACACGCTATATGTTGAAGCTGCTTCTACCCCTGCACTAAGGCTAAGTGAGCTTAAATTAGCCGTACCTGTGATTACGGAGTATCCTAGAGCCCCAGTACCATTTCCATTATCATTATCTACTTGGAACTTAATTAGTATAGGTTGTCTTGTCAACTGAAGGTTAACTAAGAATAAGTATGAATAGTCGCTTAAAGCAACAAAACCATCAGCATTAATAGTCCATGAAGCGACGTCATTCTTAAACTCTTTAAACCATGCAGAACTTTGTGATGTTACTTCTTTCTGATCTACAGAAACCTCAAAAGAACAGTTTGTAGCTGCCCCAAATGGGATACCTAAAGACATATTAGTAGTTGTTACACCAGGATTAGTTGATTGAGTGTATAAAGTAATGGCATTAGTTGTAGTGCCTAAGTAATTTACTTCTATAATTATTCTATCTGTAATAGCTATAACAGTATTAGTTACTGTCATATTAGTATTATATACAATCTTACTTAGAGATGTTAGTGTAGTTTCATCTGAAGTAGCTAGTAAAGTAGCAGTAGAACCTGAATATTTGTATAGCTTATATTGTACTTTAGCACCTGCAAAGGCAGTAGCAATAGAATAATAGGCTGATATAGTCCATGTACCAGCAGTAATCTCAGTAATACTAGGATCACCAGCATCTGTTATAAAAGAAGCTATTACTCCTGCTCCTGTCTTATTAAAGTTAGTAGAAGTACCAACTATTGCTGTTGTACTTAATTCTTTACAAGCAAAACCATTAACAGTTACATCTTGATTTATAGAACCATTAAAGTAATATTGCTTATTTGTGTCATACTTATAAAGTACTATGTTCGTTCCATTAATTACTGATGCCATTATTTATATTTTTATAATCCTATATATTTTATTGTTTCTACCGAATCGTTATCTTCATCTATAACTTCAATTAATTGAATAGAATTTACTTCACTATCATATGTGTTCATAGTTAATCTATTTATTAAAAACTTTTTATCATTATAAGATAAAGCATTTGTACTAGCATCTTGAACGGTATATGTCTTATCTAAATATACTAAGCCGTTTATTGAGTTATAATTACCTAAATCACCTTCTAATGTTGCAATATTTCTATTGAATAAATTAGAATATTGTCTAATTAAAAGACTATGTAAATCGTAAAATTGTTCAGTAGGTTTATCATATCTATACCAATTTATTAATGATCCATTAAAAAACCCAGTTAGGTACAAATTAAAGAAAGCCCCAAAATTATTATTACCCCCATTCCAGCTTGTAAAAGGAGGATGATATAATCCGTATGGCAAATCAATAGATTTTACTATTAAATTGTTTACTCCTATTTGCCTTTTTACTTCTAATGCAGTAAGTTGATTTGGCAATTGAACAAGTTTAACATTTTTTATATCACCTCCAACAATTGCAGTAGTAGCAATAAATGTTACAATTATATGACCATCATATATCCCCAAGAAAGGGGTAGTATCTGCAACTTTACCTAATGGTATATCAATTGTTTTAGCCTCAAATATCTGTTCATTTTCAGCAGTTATTTGAATATTTGTAGATGTTGTTGTCCATTTTGAATCACTTCTTAAATAGTAAGAAACATATCCAGTTGATGTTGGCATATACAACTCTATTCTTACCCAAATCTTATCACCTACTGAAGCTGCTTGATATTCGAATGATAAAGTTGCACCTGGACCATACATCATAGGGGCATAATGTTCTTTAAAGTATGGTGGAACAACATTTGTTATAGATGCAAAATTAAATCCAGAAGCACCTTTTTTTATAGTATAATAGTTAAATTCATTATCATCATTTGTAACCAATGTCACAATTCCAGTTCCCTCTACTTCTTTTCTCCATCCAACAGCTTCTCCTGAAACTACGTATTTAAAGTTACCGTTATTTGCCATATTTTCTACATATGTATATTGCGTATTTGATTCTACTACTTGATAACCTTTCCTTACTATTTTAACTTGAGAATTATTTATAAAATGCACATTACCTTCAGTATATGGCTCTATATCTATTACATTGTCAAGAGTACCAGATGATACTATTGTAGGAGTACTTGAAATTGTATATTTAGTGTAATATACTGTTGAAGCCATATCATTTAATGGTAATATATACCAATCTCCATTTGATTGGAAAAGTCTACAACCAAAAGATTTAACTATATTATCTAATATAGTATAATAATCTACATTAATAATATCTCTTATATAAATAGCAGTTTGTGCAAATGGCTCATATTGAGTACCATCACCCCTATCTTGCATACCTTCAGCATAATAAGAACAACAAGCAAATAGGTTTGAAGGATTTTGATAATTTATATTGCTTAAACAAGTTCCAATTACATTTATTAAAGGCGTAACTGTATTTATGCTATTGTTAGTAGAATAGTTATTATATTTAATTAAAGACAACCCATCAACACATACCATATTTACTTGTTGATTACCAGTTGTAAAAGCTACATTTATGTAATCATTAAATAAGAAACCTTTCCATATAATATCTATACCTTCTACTAATTCTACATAATATAAAGTATCATCAAAGTTTAATAAATCTGGAAACTTTTCATAATCATCTTGTGTAGATATTAAAAAAGAAACATTAAGCTGAGATGAAATAATACCACCAATAGGATCTTCTTCATTAGAATTTGGCTGCAAAACAACGCTAGTTGCTTCATATGTCTTAACAGTTCCAGCATAATCCTTTTTATAAATCTTTACTACTTGGACTGTTGAATCTCTTAATATTTGTGTTATTGTATAATTTAATACGTATGCCATTATGCTAAACTAATATTTTGTCCTTTAAGATTTGATGCTTTTTGTGCTCTATTTACAGATAATAATAAGTCTTGTCCTCTTAATACAAATTGACCACCTGATCCACCACCTATTAAGGTCTTTAATTTGTCTAATGGAGCTACTACCTCAGGATTATGACTTGCTCCAGGATATTCCCCCATAAGACCCATTGTAGGACCTGATACAATACCTCCATTTGCCATTTTCTTAGGAGAAAAAGCCATGCTTCCTAATCCCATTCCTTGTGTAAATAAGCCACTAAAAACATCCATACCACTCATTCCAGCAGCAGCTAGTTTTTCTGGAAAAATTATGCTAATTAATGCAGCAGCAATAGCAGCAGTAACAATAACCTTTGCTAACTGCTTTATTAAGTCTTGAGTCATTTTGCTTAAAACTTCTCCTATATTAGCACCTTTATCCAATAACATATCCATTGATGGTCCTAATGCAGACATTAATCCGTTACCTATTTGTTTTATGTAACTAGCAGCTTCGGTTGCTATAGCTTTATTATTATTTGACCAACCTTTAAATGTTTCTCCTAATCTTTTAATATAATCATCATAAGTAATTAGGTTATTTTCAAGCATATATTGCAAATCAGAAGCCTCTTGCTCATATATTAATTTTTGTGCTAACCTATC